ACACAGAGGGGCCAAGATGTTTCATAGAGTAGATGATTTAAGCGAGATCTGCAGACGATCAGAGAAAGTTGATTCTCTGACCGTCCCTGACTTCAGGACTTACTGGTCAACTGTCACTTTACCTCCCCCCCTTCATCATGTGTACAAGGATGGATCAGACATCATCATAGATTTCGATCTGTCCACACTTGACACTTCTTCCCAGACTGGATCCAGCATCAGAACAACCTACAAGGTCAAGGCAGACGACGCTGGCACTCTCATTCATGACTTCACCTTTGCGCATTGGAGTGAGACGACTGATGAGCCTCTACAAAATCACTTCCCAAGCGTGAGAGATGACGCCAACAGATGGACGCCAGATTTCATTAGCACTAGACTGGATGGCATCAAGGATGTTGTGGAGTTCACAACTTTCAGAAGCGTGGATGAGAGAGCTGCCCGTCAAAGGTTCATGGACAAGATCACTAAATATGAGTACCCCCTTGAGCTCCGGTCCCGTGCAACCCCTGGCACCTTGTTGTTTGCTATTTGCGTGTTCCGAGGTGGGGTGGTGACGAACCTGGATTTAACTGATGCAGAAGTAGATGAGGTCTGCTTCCGATTCAGTGTTGTTCAGGCTGTGTTTGCAACCCTCCAGAACCAAATGCTAGTGCAGGAGGTTCAGGATCCTGAAGAAACCAGACTTGAAAGGCAGGTGCAACAAACATTTCTCAGAATCCAGCCTGAATGGGACACTACTGAGAAGAACTTCTACCCCTTCACAAGGGATCTTTACCATTCATTTCAAAATGGTGTCATGGATGAAGACTATCTCAGAGGAGCTCTAAAGCATTGTTATGCAGAAGCAAAGAAGGATGTGGAAGACCGAAACTTCATTCATGTGACCACAGATTCATCAGAAAGAATTGTGCTAAATGGAGAGGAAGCAGCAAAATCCATCACGGAATTTGTAGAGGCAGTGGATGCCAAGGCCCTCCGTAGTGATCATGATCACAAGAGTACAATACCATTTCCTGGAATCATCCCCAAGGTACAAGGAAACACTCTTTCACTCTCTGGATTAAAGGACGTATCCTTCTCAGGGATAACAGCAGACTCTACTGGAAAGGCATGGGCTGAAGCAATCTCACGCATCCATTCTGATGATGTGGAACGTGCTGATGAGCATGAAGAATTAGAGAGAGAAATTGCTCTGAATGGAATGAATCCAGACGAGACTGAAGACTACAAGAAGTCTAGGCAGCAGTATCACAGAGTTGATCTTTCCAATCTAGATTCTAGTGACAGGGTGGAACTGGCTAAGCAAGGTGTTGAGGCAAAGGAGTTCCGAGACCACCCTGCTATTCAGCAGAAAAGACAGGAGTCAAAAAGGACATTCTCTCTCCATGCAGACACCAGTGATATAGACTGTTTCTTGACTGAAGAAGGTAACCTTTTTGACGAGACTCTGTCGCAAGAAGCACCTCCTGCAGTAGAAAGTTGTGTTGAATCATCTGCTAGATTCCAGTCTCTCCATGGAATTGACCACAAGACGAACCCCTGGAGTCTGAATGTGCTATCCTTCCTAAGGCTCCCAATAGGGGTGTGGCTATTAATGGCAACATGCATTGGGGTTGAACTGTCCATTAGCCTGAAGCAACATTGCGGCAGGAGAAAGTTCATTCTAAAGAAACTGAGGTTCTTTGATGTCTACCTTTTGGTAAAACCAACTAACTCTGGCAGTCATGTTTTCTACAGCGTTGGTTTTCACAAATCAGCAATACTAGGGATGTTGCATTCTAGCAATGTGTTCAAGGCAGTTAAAGAGGATGAAGGCTGGTGTTGGACAGAATTCCATTCTTTTAAGATGTCCAAATTGACAAATCCTGTTAAGGCACTGTCCAGTTTATGCTCAGGTTACTGGTACTGGCGTGAATTCTTCGAGATTCCATTTTGGACTGGATCCACAGATGATTACTCAAACAACATTAGGCAAGCTAATGAGATGTTCAAATTGACAATCATGCTTCTTCTTGAAGACAAAGCTCGCACTGAGGAGATTGTCACCTTGAGCAGGTATATCATGATGGAAGGGTTTAAATCAGTCCCAGAATTGCCGAAGCCACACAAGATGATTGAGAAACTTCCAACAATTCTGCGGACAAAGCTGCAGGTCTGGTTGACAAGGAAGATGCTTGAAAGCATCTCAAGAGTTTCACAAAGACCATTCCAAATCTGCAACGACCAGGGAACTCTGTACTGGCGAGGGATGTTCAACCCATTCACTGGGGAATCAATCATGTCAACGCAAAAGCTCATCTCTCTCTTCTATCTGGGGTATCTAAAGAACAAAGAGGAGAGTCCAGAGCAAAATGCATCCATAAAGATGTATTCTAAAATTCTGGAATATGAACTTAAGCATCCTGGAAGATATGATTATCTCGGAATGATGGACCCCCCAGCAGATGATTGCAGATATCATGAATACTCTCCTTCTCTGATTCGCCTGCTGTGCTCCACTTCAATCCAGTTTTTAAGACACCAGCTGGGAGAGGGATGGAGAGAAACACTCCATAAGTCCATAATTCATGAGATAGCTCATCTAGATCTAGAGAAACTTGCCACTCTGAAAGCTTCCAGCAAGTTTGATGAAAAGTGGTATTCTTACAACCCCTCTGAAACTTATCATCGAAGCAAAGTCATTGAGAGAGTTGCTGATTATGTAAATGACAAGACATCCCATGTTTTCCAAATTCTGGAGGGATGCCTTTTGAAGGTTGAGTCTCGTGGCTGCATGCACATCTGCCTGTTTAAGAAACCACAACATGGAGGGTTGAGAGAGATTTATGTTCTTGGATTTGAGGAACGTGTGGTCCAACTGGTCCTAGAGACCATTGCCAGATGCATCTGCAAGCATTTCCCTTCTGAAACACTGACTAACCCCAAGCACAAGTTAACAATTCCAGAATCTCATGGCAGATTTGCGATGAAGATCTGCGGGAATCAACACCAGACAGTGGGGACCTCCGATGATGCCAGAACATGGAATCAGGGACATCATGTTTCAAAATTCGCTCTCTTGTTGATGAGTTTCACAAAATCTGAGCTGCATCCATTCGTTTTTAGGGCTTGCAGCCTTTTCATGAAGAAGAGAATCATGTTGGATCAAAACTTACTCCGGATCCTTGAGACAAACTCTAACCTTCTGACTGATGATGAAACCTTGAGAAACCTGCACTCTGTTTACCATGGCAACGAACATGTGTCATGGATGACATTCAAAGGCGGATTTATTCAGACAGAGACAGGCATGATGCAAGGCATCCTTCACTTCACGTCTAGTTTGTTCCACACAATCTTGCAAACATGGATGAAGCGAGTAGTTGCAGGGTCGCTTAAAGCCATTCTAGGAATTAACAGCACGCTCAATCCTCATGTTGACGTGCTCCAGAGTTCTGACGACAGTGGAATGTTGGTTTCCTTCCCTACTGATGATCCTACCCTCACCATGAGATGCAGACAGAAAACTGCTACTCTTTTTGAATACAAAAGGAAGGTGGGGAAGTTGATAGGAATCTACCCCTCTGTCAAAAGCACTAGCAACACCCTCTTTGTTCTCGAGTTCAATTCTGAATTCTTCTTTCACACAAACCACAACCGGCCTGTTTTCCGATGGATTGCAGCAGCAGGTACTATCTCAGAGCAGGAAAGTTTGGCAGCTAGGCAAGAAGAAATGAGTAACAATTTAACATCAGTGTTAGAGGGAGGAGGGAGCTTCTCATTAGTGTCCTTCTGCCAGTACAGCCAGATGCTCCTCCATTACGTTTTACTAGGTATGACTGTCTCTCCAGTTTTCCTTGAGTTCATGTGCTCTGCAAGGGAGTACATGGATCCAGCTTTAGGTTTCTTCCTCATGGACCCACCCTTTTCTCCTGGCCTGTGTGGATTTAAGTACAATCTGTGGGTTGCCTGCAGGAAGGGCAGATTGGGTCTGAAATACAGATACTTTCTGAACATCATGGATGGACTTGCCACCCCTGAGGAGAAAAAGGCCAGCTGGAAGTGCCTGGATACCACATCATCAGGAACCTTTGTGCAAGCTGTTCTAATCCGATGGGGCGACAGGAAGAAGTGGGAAAGACTGGTGAAAAAGGTTGTGACTGAGGATGACTGGGTTGACAGAATTGATGAGAATCCTTTCCTGCTGTACAGGAGACCAATGACAGGACAAGAAGTGCGGCTCAAACTGGCTGTAAAGATGCACTCTCCTGGAGTGGCAAGTTCACTCTCAAAAGGCAATGCCGTTGTGAGGATAATTGCCTCATCAGTCTACATTCTGACCAGGGCAGTCTTGAGCGACAACCTGATGATGCTAGAGGAAAATAGGATTGCCAAGAAAACAAGCCTCTTGCAGAGGGTTTTAGGATTCAATGGCCTTCTTGGCTCATCAGGTCCTCATCTCACTGAAGATCAGTTCTTGTTGCTGTTCCCTCATCATCAAGATTACTTGGGCATCAGTGACAGACTGGGCCAACTGCGGAGCATAGCCGGACGTTTTTCTGCCAAGAAAACTCATATCACCCAGACTAGAATTGAAATCATAGAAAAAGAACGGTTCATGAAGGTGAGGCCAGAGGATTTAGTTAGTGACATGTGGTTTGGTACTAGTAGGAGCCGGGTAAACACAAAACAATTTGAGAAAGAATGGATCTTGCTCAAGACCACTGTGGAGTGGTTGCGAGACACAGCTGAAGAAACTCTGACTCTCAGTCCCTTTTCTCACCATCCTGCATTACAAAATTTCTTCTCAAGGCTTGAAACGAAAGGTCGCTCTGTTCGCATCACTGGCAGCCCCATAAAGCAAAGATCTGGAGTTTCAAACATGATGACTGCTGTTCGAGACAACTTCTTCCCAGGATTCATCCTCTCTGATGTTTATGACTCAGCAGGGTTAGAGAGATCAGAATCTGCTGGCTTGATGAGGCACTGTATCTTCCTGATTCTTGCTGGGCCATATACTGAATACAGGAAGACCAAGATGGTTGAGGAAGTGTGTTGTTCTTTACCAACCATCTCTTTCAAACTGAACCAGTATAAATCCAGGATTAACTCTTTGGCTCTCATTCAGCACTTTCTTAAGAACCCAAATGATGAAAAAATCTTTGACCACATCTGCAACACCAACAGCGGAGTGATAGGGGGCTTTACCCAACCTCAGAAAAGCAGACCACTAGGTCAGGGAAGATTATACTATGGCCCTGGAGTCTGGAGAGGTCTAGTTTATGGAATGAACATCCAAATTGAAGTCAATAGTCCTCCTGACTCAGATTACACTTATCTGCAAGCTGTCACGATTGATCATGACAGCAGTAAAGATTTCCTGCCTGGCTTCCTTAAAACCTGGTGTGAAGAGATGAATGTCACAAATTTGTACTCCCCCAGGTACTCCAGAAGCAAGAAACTATTATTCTTCATCTACAACTTCTCAGTAAAACCATTGAGGAACCCCTCTGGATGCCCTGTGTACACAGAGAGCTTTAAACTCTTCACCAATTCAAGTCTTAGGATTGACCTATTAGGATTTAAAGTGAGGAGCAGTGTTCTAAACTTTAGGTATTATGAAAATGAACGAGAAAGAGGGAAGAGCAATGGAAGAGGAATGAACTTGGTGAGTTTCTTTAGCAGGGATTCTGATGCTGGACTTGATGAAGCGTCTTCATTAAGCTCTCTCATGGATCAGAAGATCTTCTCTTTCTCTAACAATGAGCCTAGCACATCATGGATGACAATGAGATCACTAAGTTCTGTTTCCCTGAACATACTCCTCTCAAAGAGTAGTGAATCCCACATGCTCAGAGCTGGGATTGATAAGGAGGTCTTGAAGCGATGCATAAAGGAGGCCCTAATCAGCTCTCTCAAGAGAATGGGGGTTTTCTTGTCAGATTTAAAGGAAGCAGTTGACAAAATGACAGACTATGCCTACACCACTGCAATGGAGGATTGTTTCAACTTTGCTTTCGAAATTACTGAAATCACGTCTGATGACTCTGATCTCTTCCTGAATGAGCCTCCTCAGACTGCCCAGTGGGACCCAACAGACTTTGAACTTGACATGTCTGATCTAGGGCCCTTTGGTTCAATGGCCATTGAAGAGGCAACAAACACAAGATTTTACCACCACCGGATAATGGAAGATGTAGCCAGAAAGATGGTTGCAACCCTGGGCCACAGAGGAGTGAGGGACTTGATAATCAACAGTACATACCCTAGGGTCCACAAAGAGCTAGTTCAGGAGTGGTGCTCATATCTTGAAATAAATTTTGAGTCCCTGGCTGCAAAGGAGGAAGAGGCTTTTGGCATAGCTCTGGGACCAGTTATTGGTCTTGAACAGATTGGTTAATTTGGCTCTCATTTCTTTGTGGAAATTGAGTTTGATTTTGGTGTTCAGATCCTTCGTGT